GGGCCACAAGGACCCATACGCCCATCACATCCGGATTCATCACACCCCTCCAAGAATGAAAAAGGGGGTCAGCAGTCACCCGCCGACCCCCGACCCTGCCCAAGGGTTCAGACGCTCACAGGGAGCGGCGGAACCACTTGAACAGGACGATGCCCACGGCGATCGCGAACACGGCGGCGCCGATGGTCATGACGTCGGTCTTGGCCGCCGTCAGTTCCGTGGTCACCTCCGAGGGCACCGCCGCGAGGGCGTTGCCAGCGGTGGCGGCGACGAACGCCGGGATGGCGGCGAGGCGCAGGGCCAGCTGCTTGCGGTTCATCTTCATGTTGTGAGCCCTCCTATGGCTCGTTGCTGCCGTCGTTGAACAAGGAACGGACCAGCGCGCGGCAGATGAAGGCAGCAACCCACACCCCCACGATCAGGCCCGACAAGACCGCCCCGTCCGCGACGGACATACGAAACGGGGAAGCCGTGTAGAAGTCCAGCTCACTCTGGGTGAGCAGGACGAATTGAGAGCCGGTGCAGGACTCGTCTGCGGTCGCGGTGAGCGCGCCCGTGCTGGAGTCGACCGCCACACACCGCATGGCTTACTGCACCAGCTGCAGGTGCTGCACCCACGCGCCGACCGCCATGGCGCCCGCCGACGCGGCCACCAGCAGCCACCCAACGGCCTCCACGCACCGGGCGATGTAGAGGGCGCCACGCCTGCCATAGCGCCGCTCCAGCCAGCGAGCAAGCCGCTGCATCACGCCGTGGCCTTGGCCCGCAGCGCCTGACCGGGCTGCGCGTCAGCCAGTCCGAGCGGCTTGACCGAATGGACGACGACCTCCATGCCGCGCTTCGTCGCAGACATCTCCATGTCCACCTCGGCCGTGATGGGGAACTCCAGATGCATCACAGGCTTAACGACAGCTGAGTCCACGCACTTGTATTCGACCGTGCGGAAGCCCTTGTAGTTGGGCTTCGACTTGTCGAACGGCTCTTCGATGAAGACCTGACCGGCATCGAAGTCCTTCCCTTCGATCTGGCCTTGGAAGAACCCTGCACCTTTGACGATGGCTTTGACTTGGACACGCATGTGACCTCCTAGTGAGGAAGCGGAGGCGGCCCGCTGTTGAAGAACCCGCCCAGGCTTGCGCGCTCCAGCCGCCTTGGGACACCCGGGCGAGCGAGTTCATTGACGATGTCGTCGGCCGAGAGGCCGGTCGCACGCAGCACGTGCAACAGCTGGCCGTAGCCGTCGCGTGCGTAGGTCTTCATGACCTCCACAGCGATCTGGCCTTCCTTCTGGTGCGTCCTGATCTTCTCGGCGGCAGCGTCCAAGACTCGCTGCAGGCACCTATACGCGCCGACGAAGTACTCGTCGCATCGCGTCAGGACATCAAAGGGAAGGTCGCGGTCGTTGTTACGAAGCTCGACCTCGAAGCGCGTCCAGTTCGAGTTCTGGTCCCCCAGCTGGCGGCCCTTCTCGTAGCACCGGAGCATCTTCCCGTTCTCGCGTCGGCCGACCTCCAGCGTGCGCCCATAGCGCACCTCCGGGGCGAACCAGTCGCCGGGCGAGCTCACGCGGGGCATACGGCCGCCAGCGTTGAACTCCCCCGCCTGATACCAGTCCCGCGCATCCTCGACGGTGAACTCGCCATTGAGGCAGTCCAACGCCAGATCGACGCGCGTCAGCGTGCACTCCTGCAGCTGCTCCAAGTGCCGCTGCACCGCGTGCCAGTGCAGGACGCGCGTGCACCCGCTGCCAGTCAGTTCCAGACGCGCCCTGCCGCCGTGATGCTGGCCGCCGAAGTCAACCCGACCCACGAACAGCGCGGACCCCATGTACGGCACATAGAACCGCACCCCGGACTCATACCCATAGAGTCCAGAGACCGACTCACCCATGACACCACCAAGCCAGTCCGTGAACCACGCGTGAACGCTGGCCGCCACATGCTCGTCCGGGTCGGGTTTCCAAGTCGCCGTCAGCCAATCGACCTTTGCCCGCTCGCCGTCGAGACTTTCCCCCCCTGTTAGAGAGGGGGGGTGGGCCGCGCTGCGCGCGGCGGCGGAGCCGCTCGCTGCGCTGCGCGGCCTCATGCCCTGCGCTCCGCCCAGTGGGTCACCGTCGCCGACGTCAGAACGTGCCCACGTGCCGTCATCCGGCACGCCACAACCCACACCCCTTGGGGCATTGCGAACAGAAGGCGGAAAGGTGACAACGCGGTCTCCAGCGGCTAGAGTTGGACACCGCTGTGCAATACGTACTCAGGTATTACACAGCGGTGTGTAGGTCAACAGCACGGACCATACACAAACCGGGGTAATACACATGTACGTAGCACACCTGATTGACAGGGCGGCTGGAAAATGCGGGAGCCGATACCGGCTCGCGAAGGTCTTAGACGTTCAGCCGTCCGTCGTCTACGACTGGGAGCGGGGCACTCGCCCTTGCAGCCCAGAGGACCGCGCGCGGATCGCTGGCGTGGCCGGGGAAGACGCCCTGCAGGAACTGGTACGCGCCACGCTCGAGCAAGCGAAGGGGGACACGCGGCGTCAGCAGCTGCAGCAGCTGCTGGGAAAGTCCTCGCGAGCGATTGGCGCGGTGCTGGTTACCGCCGTAAGCCTGCTTGGCAGCCTGACCTTTGGGACTGACGCGAGAGCCGCCAGTCGCTCAGCAGCTACTGAAGACAATGTGCGTTACCGTCGAATGGCAGCTGCCTGAGCCCGCAAATAGCATTCAATCCCAAACCTGAAACTCAGCTGACGACGGCCCCTCATGGGGGCCGTTTTCATTGGTAGGGGAGGGGGCCCGTGGCGCATTGAGCGGTGAGCATGGGGGCCGTTGCCCCCATACCCCCCACCCCAGCCCTGCGGGGCGCGGCTATACGCCGCTCTGGGGCCCCGTTTTGCTTGCAGTAGATGAATCCTTCCGTCCGGACTCCTCACCAACCCGAGGGCCTGCATCGAAGTCTTGGAAGAAGCCACCAGCCTCAATGAAGGCGGCAATCTGGGTTTGGTCCAGACGGACCTTTGTCCCTTGCTGGGTGAAGCACCAGCCATCCTTCTTCGATTCGGTCTGCCAGCAGCCAACCACCACAGGAACGCGCACAGGAGCCGTCAGTTCGTCGTAACGAGGTGCGGTGAAGGGGAGACCCGCCACCCGGGGCGCGAACGATTCAGCGATCTCCTGCGCGGTCTGGGGGGCGATCCTGCGAGCAGGTTCACCCCCGGCGACTCTGGAAGTTTGTTTTTGACTTCCACCACCTGGAGCAGCTGCAGCTGCACCTGCAGGTGGCTTTTCATAGCGGGCCTCCCGCCCCCAGAAGATCCACCACGTGGCGAACCCGATGAAGACGGGGATGGCCAAGATCAGCCACACCTGCCAAGGGACAGACATCTTGACGGTGTGGACCTCGGCTGACTTGTACCAGTCGAAGACCTCCCGGGGATGCTTCCATTGCGTGGGGATGGAGTCCTTGCGGGTCTTGTCGCAGTTGTCACGAACCCCCTTCCACAGGTGGATGGTGACCCATGACGTGCCGAACTTCCGCATAAGGTGCCGGTGCTCCTCGACGTCCTTTCGGACGTTGGCATCCAGCTTCATCGGGTGTTGCGACACCAAGTAGATGTCGAACCCGCCATGCCGGTGCTTGGCGATCCGATCCGCATGCTCGGGCGGCTTCTGGGTGCTAGACCCCTTGGGGAAGACGTCCTGCGCCTCGTCGATCACGATGATGGAGCCGCTAGGCAGCTCCCACCATCGCATCACCTGTTCAAGGGTCAGCTCGTTCCAATCGAGCGTGAGCCCCTTGATGTTGTAGTAGTAGACCGGGCGGTTTTCCGCCCGGCGCCGCTTCTCGACCGTGTAGATGGTCCAGAGGGTCTTACCGGCACCCGGGGTGCCCGTCGTCAGGTACAGCACGGTCAGGAACTCGCCGGCGACTGGATCACTTGCATGCGACGGATCACGCCGGCATCAAGCCCCCAGATGGTGAGGCGCATCGTCATGGCCGAGAACATGATGTTGATGCACGTGCCGATCTTGAGCACGCCAATCATGTCCTTGGCCAACGGCGAGTAGGAGGACAGGAGCGTGATGATCTGGTCCTTGTTCTGCGTCACGAGCAAGTCCATGCCCGTGAACGTCAGGTAGCCGAACCCAAGGCCAAACAGGACCTTGAGGACGATCTGCATCGCACCGGACGCAAGTCCGACGACGATAGCCCCGGCAACGCCGGATGCGAGAGCAGCAGGGAACGGCATCGTTAGCCTCCGAATCCGCGGACGACGAAGATCGTCGCCGCTAGCAGGGTGAACGCCACAAGCACGTTGCCCATCATCTGAAGCTCAGTGCATGCGGCAGACAGGGGGATGGCGATGGAGCGGCCCGCGATCATCAACGTGTGATCCCCGGGGCAGCCACCGCTGAACGGGTTGGTCTGGGTGAACGAGGACATATCCTTCTGCGCCACCGGCAGGGAAGGCCCGAACGTGCCGCCCTCCAGCTGCGCCCGGACGGCATCGGTGCCAGTACCCGGGTCCAGCTTGCAATACGTGCGGTTCACAGCGGCAGCAATGGCGCATTGGAGAGCGTCACCCGTGCATGAGAAGTTCGCCTGACAGGTCCCGGAGAACTGGCCCTTGTCGTCTGCCTTGCAGATCGGCGCCGTGGGATTGAGGCGGCAGTACTCCTCCTTGGGCATCACCTTCTCCTCAGTCTTTTTCTCCGTGGTCCCATCGGGCTTCTGGGTGGTCGTCTCCTTCGTCGTCTTGCAGGTGTCACCCTCACACGTTGTCTTTTCCGTCGTCGTCCCCGAGGTGGTCTCCGTGCTCGTTGAGCCATCGGGGTTCGTCTTCTGGGTGGACTCGTTCGATTGCGTCTTCTTGACGCTTTCCGTGGTGTTCGTATCGCCGGAGTAGGGGACACAGGTAGGGACCCCTTGGACCTCACCCCAATAGCCGCCCTTGCACGTATCCGGCTGCGGGGCCGTCGGCGCATTGGGGTCATACGTGCAGGGGTTCTCCTTCACGACGACCTCACCCTCAGTCGTCGTTACACCCGTCGTCCGGTTCTTGAACGTGACGGTGGATGACCACACGGCCCAGCAGCCAAGCTCGGCGCAGGTCTCCGACCCAATCGGCGGCGCGGGCCCGTTCACCGAGACCCACAGGCGGGAGCCCTTGGCTTGTTCACAGAACGTCGGCACCGGGTCTTGACACACCCCACCCACAACCACCTTGGGCGGCGGGCACTCGGGCGGTTTCTCGGAGCAGGCCCCGGAATCCTTGTCGACCATCTGCCCCGGCTGGCACCTGTACGGCGCGAGCCCGTCCGCACGGACAAGGTGCGTCACGGCAATGATTTGGTTCGTGTCCGTCGTGCGGCAGGTCCCGTCCGGGCTCCACACGATCCCGTAGTTCTGGGGGCCCCAGTGGGCGAACCAGTCAGCCTGAACGAGCGGGCACAGGTCCGGCGCGTTCAACTCGAAGTGTTGCTTCACGTACGGCAGGTTGGGCCGCACCCAGAAGTAGTCGCCACTCGGGGGCACTTCAAACGACCCCGCGTAAGCACCTGGCCACGACACGGCCAGCAGCAGCAGAAAGAGGAGGCGCCGCATCATGGCCGCAGCACGATCCACGCGCCCCCGAGAAGGGCCACAAGGACCCATACGCCCATCACATCCGGATTCATCACACCCCTCCAAGAATGAAAAAGGGGGTCAGCAGTCACCCGCCGACCCCCGACCCTGCCCAAGGGTTCAGACGCTCACAGGGAGCG